TCCGTCGTTGCGGAAGCCGGATCCAGCGAGGTCCATGATTGTCATAGTGATAAGACCCCTATTGAGATTCGCGAGAGCTTCGAGATCCTGAACATCCCCGGACGGCGTCATGCTCGTCGGCTCGTCGCTCGTCTCCTGGAACCCGCAGACGACCTGCAGCGCCTCGCGTAAATGTTTCCTATTTTCGTCGATTATAGTTGCCATCTATTGATCCTCGTAGCAGTCCGGGAAAGACAGTGTGACCGACACGTTCTTCCAGACAGTCATGTTCCGATGGAACATCGGTGTTTTTACATTGGCACGGCCTTTGAGTACCGCATTGACGGTGTGATCCGTTCCGTCTATATCCTTAAATGTGACCTGGAACGACGGAGACGCAATCGCAGCCAGGAGGTTCTGGAGATCTCCGTCCAGGAGCGTCCCCCAGGTGAGCTCCATGTCTGCATACCTCCACCCGTTGATATCCGCAACGACCTTCCCGGTCAGCGTCGTCATTTCGTTAACGACGTTCGGCACCTTCTGAGGCGTGAAGTCGTTCGGGTATGGGATGTCGTACCCGTTTATATTGATATACGAAAGCCATGGTTTCATGTTATGCCTCCATTATCAGTTTGCCTTGTTTGTTCAGCTTGAAGATTTCTGTTGCGACATTCGCGCCGCCGAGGTTGACGACCAGCTCAAGCTTTCCGTCTCCTCCGACGCTCGCTGCGTTCATGGCCGTTATCATGGCCGCAACGAGCTGACTATTGGATGCTGCAATCATAGACTGCAGCTTGTCGATCGGCAGTACCGCTTCCGGTCCAGCTTCACCAACACCGATAACTCTCGGGCTATTGAAGATACCGCCCTGAGCGTACCAGTCAATTCCGAGCGACGGGATGCTGCCTTCGAGCAGATCCCCAAGTTGCCAACCCTTTGGATGAATCGCAAAGTGAGGGAGTTTGATATGCGGCAGCTTGACCTTGAACGTGAAGAAACTCTTGATCTTGTCGATGACTTTCTTGACGAAGTCCATAGCTGCCTTTATTGGTTTAGTTATCGCATTTTTGATTCCGTTCCAGACTTTGCCCGCGACATTCTTGATCTTGTCCCAATTCTTATAGAGCAAGACTCCCGCTGCGATTACAGCAGCAATACCGGCAACTATAAGAGCAATAGGACCGAGCGCTATCGTCTCAGCTGCAGCCATCGCTGTAAAAGCTGTTACAATCGTTCCGATTGCGCTTACCAGCGCTCCGATGAAGATCAGGAGCGGACCGCCGATGGTGAGGATTGCTGTGAGAGCTACTGCGATCTTTGAGATGATTGGATGCTCTTCGATGAAAGAGACAAGCTGCTCGATCTTCGGTACCAGCTTCTCCGACATCCAGTCTGCAACGTCTCCGAGTATTGGAAGAAGAATGTGTCCGAGTCTTTCGCCGATGTCCCCCATCGTGTTACGGACCTGCGCGAGCTTTCCTTCGTCGGTTTCTGCAAATACTTTGTTCATGTTGCCGACGTTCTGCGTTACGACCTCGGACAGCATGGCAGCTTTTTCTTCCTCAGTTCCGTACTTGAGGACCTGTTCCTGGGCCTCTGTGAACGATATACCGACCTTCTTAAGTGCTCCGGTCTGTCCCATCATCGCCTTGCCGAACAGGTTCGCGATGCTCGTCGCGTCTTCTGCTGTAGCGTTTACGCCCTTCTGCTGGACGAGCAGGTTGTCCATGGCCGGTAGCAGCTTGTTGACCGTACTCGGCATTTTCGCGTATGTTGCGAGCTGTTGAGCTCCGGACAAAGTTACCTCGTCACCGATGACGCCCTGCTTCTGGAGAGCGGACGCCAGTTCCATGGTCGACTGTGCTGCCTGTTTGTTGACGCCCATCCTGGTCTTATAAATCTCGATCAGCTTTGTCTCGGCCTGCTCCTGTGTCGCGTTCATTTCCAGAAGCTTCTTCCCGGCCATGACCATGGCACCGCCGCCGATTGTCGCGTACATACCAGCGTTCCTCATGTTCTGGCCCGCTGTCTTGAACGCTTCTCCCATCTTCGTGATGTTGGCGTACTGGACCTTTTTGAGCTCGGTATTGTAGTGCTTAAGTTTTGACTCTGCCTCGATGATATTTCTCCGGACCTGCATCCACTCTGCCGACTGTTCTGACACATTCTGGGCCTTGAGTTGTTGCTCTGCTGCCTTGAACTGTTTGAGCTGGTTCTCTGTCGTGTCGATTTTCTGTCCCAGGAGCGTGAACTTCTGGCGCAGCAGTTCCGCGTTGTTCGGGTTGAACTTGAGAGAGTTGTTCACCTCTCTGAGCTGCTGGTCGATGGACTTTGACTCGCTCTTGATTTGACGCAGCGCTTTATCGAGTTTGGTTGTATCACCATTGAATTGGATGGTGATTCCCTTTATTGTTCCCGCCATGGTTTAGTCCTTATCCAAAAAATGCGTTAATATCTGCTTGTGTTGCTCGCCGTCTGGTTTTCCCGTTTTTGTCGCCTTCTGCCCTCTTCTGCCGTTCGTTAAAGTCGATGCAAAAGTCAACGAGCTGTGCGATCTGCATCCGACGGATGTCCGCCATCGTTAGACCGCGCTCAATACCGGCGAGTATTATTTCGTTTAATGTGACGGCTGGAGAGTTTTTACGATCTCGTCCTTTGCCTTCTCCAGCCTCGGCAAGTTTTTTGATGACGCGAACCCCTGGATGATCATGCCGTAAACTTCCGGAATAACCACATCCAGCGGGAACGTGTCGAACTGCCGGATCCATTTCTTCGGCTCCGGTATCTCCGGATCCGCGTTCTTTGCCAGCGCCCAGGTCACGTTATAGACCAGCTTCACGATCTCCGACTGGTAGATCGGCGCGAGGATCTCTACGGCCCGCCCCTGGATTGCTTCTGCAAATGATCTTACATTTACGTCCGTACCAGCTTCTGCAAGAATTGCAGCAAATGCCTCGGTTACGGATGCAGCGAGCGGCAGAACTACCGGAAGGATATCCTCTCCAAACTGGTCCTGATATTCCATCGCCCAGGCTGCGTTGTTGTTCAGTTTGACGTCAATGTCGCCAATCGTTATGGTTTTTTCCATTTGTGTTTCCTCCTATTACAAAAAAGGCGGAGCAAAGCGCCCCGCCTCTCTCGTCTCTTATGACTCCGATTCGAGTTCCGGAGCGCTCGGGTTTGTGAACAGCGTATCGTACTCTGTATCATCCGATGTGAATACAGCCATTCTCACACCGCTCTCGTTGTCGCCGCTGCAGGTGACAGGGATTGTCTCTGTTACAGGCTCCTTGTTCTCCCCGATGGTCTCGTATGATCTTCCGATCGGACCCAGCGAACAGTTGTAGAAAGCAACCCTTCTGCTCTCCTTGTCGCCTTCGACCTGGAACAAGATGCACACCTTCGGCTTCTTGGCGTTCTTTACGCTCGCCAGTCCGCCATTCGCAAGGCGTCTGTAACCAAGGAACTTGACCTTGAAGTCGTCGTCAAAGATCTCGACGCCGAGATCTCCGGAGATCGGTCCCTCGGTGTACTCTGACCAGTAGTCAATGTTGTCCGCGTAATCGATGTTGTCCTCTGCGTCCTGTTCCGGCGAGAAGCTCTTCGCGCCCTTCTGGTGGTACGGAGTGCCGAGGGTAACGTTCCCCTCTCCATCGTCCTCGTATGTGCAGACGTGGAGCTGGCTGATACCAAATTCAACTAAATTGGCCATCTTTACCTCCTAAATCTGGTAGTAGATAACGAAGACGTCCTCATCCTCGATGTAGACGTCCTCGCTCTTCGTGTAGTTGTAGCCGTTACCCAGGAGTGCGTCCTCGATCGCGGCCTCGTTTCTTTCGTTTTTCTTTGTGAAGTAATACTCTACTTGATAACGGTTTTCTCTCCAAATGTGCGTATTATCCGCGTCATCATAGTCCTGGCCTTCGCCGATGTACGCAATATAAGGTGGCTTGACCGGGTCTTTAAAATGACTGTATACGCATGGGATCCCCGTACGCTGTAGTGTTTCGTATATGGTTGCCATTATTCCAGCTCCCTCTTGATTTTTTCCGGAAGGTCATCGGCAGCCCACTCTTCGACCGGCGCGATGTGCTTGATGCCGTTCGTCCGTCCGTAGGTGCCTTTACCGTTGCGGATGACATGACCGTTCTCGAGCAGGTGGGTCAGTTGGTAGTTCGTCTTATTGTGGACCGTGACCTCGTCGATACCGTTGCGGCCTTTGACCGTTTTCTTGGCCCAGCCCTCCGCGTATCTCCTCCGGTGTAGTGTCCCCTTTGGTGACGTGTTTTTCAGTTTCCGGACCGCTTCCGCGGAAGTCTTGCTGATAGCGTCATCTGTCGCTTTCTTGACTTCTTTAGAATAGCTGTCCAGGACCTTTTCCATCTGGACCGCGACGCTCATGGTATTAGCTGCCATCGCTGTCACTCTCCTCTTCCGGAACATTGAGCCCGACCCGTTCCTCGCAGATCAGGGAGATCTTGTCCCGCTGCGCTGTCCAGTCTGCACGGATGATGTCGTATTCCTTGCCCTCGTACTCGATGATTTTCTGCCCGTCATAGTCTGCGCGGTTCGTCATTTCAAACGTGATAGACGGCTTTAGACCGATCTGGGCCGCATTGTAGAACTCCGAAGCATATACGCCTCTTGGCTGGACATAGACTTCCGTCTCCGTAATGCTTGAGACCTCGTTCCCGTACTCGTCGAAAGACGGAAGCCCGTACGCCTTGAGTTTTGCGACTCCTTCGTACATTAGCCCCGCCTCCATTCCGTATAGCCTGTCGCGTTCGAGAGCTGAGCTTTCTGCTCGTCGTAGGACCTTTTGAGTCTGTCAAAGTCCTCCGGAAGTCCGAACGACATTTTACAATAAGTGATAATTGCCCGGGTGACGATCGGATCGTCATCTCCCGGATCAGACTCCTCCGGATCCGGCTGCTCCTCCAGGACGACCCCGGCGATCCCGAGATCCTCCGCTGCTGCTATAATCAGATCCTTCAGCTCGTCGTCGAACGCATCCGTCGAGATCCTCAGCGCCATTTTTACCTTTTCAAGCATTTGGTTTACCTCACAGAAAGAGGCGACCCATGAAGAGCCGCCTCGGTGTTAGCGTCTTTTATGACTCGGACTCTACCTCGATGTAAGCAGCAGCCTGGGTCTTTCTCAGGCAGCCTTCCGCTCTCATGTAGCCGCCGATGATGAACTGCGCGTTCTTCGCGTCTCTCTCAGACTCGACCAGCGTGTCATGGATGACGTTCAGGACGTACAGGCTCGGATCTACGACGACAACACACTCTGCAGCGTTGTCCTTCTTGACTTCGCATCCGAGAGTTGTGCCGATGTTGAACGGAGAACCGCTCTTGATCGCGCCGACGATCTCATAGTATGCAGCAGCCGGAGCATAGATTACAGGGTTATTTGCCTTTGTAGCGAGTGCCAGAGCAGCCTTGACGTCCGCAAACATATCAGCGGATCCTTCTACTGCCTGATCGCCGCCGGCACCTGTTACGATGCTCTTGAATACGTCCTTAGCCAGGGCTTCGCCGATAGCGTCAGCGATTTCCTTGACCAGGAATCTTTCCATAGCGCCCTGGCTCATCTTAGCCTCAGCGTAGGAAACTGCGATATAGGTGTGATAGTCAGCACCGACCAGAGTAACGTCCACGCCCGTGATCGTCTGCTCTGAAGAAGCTGTCTTGTCCATCTTCTTGCTGATGCCGGTCGGAGTCATCTGTGTGACTTTGATCGCGATGCCGGTGTTCAGTCTTTCGACGTCAGCCAGAATCGGGTGAGCTTCGTTTACCTGGTCCCAGATCTCCTTGTCGAGTCCTACAGGAAGGGACAGTCCGTCGCCGTATGCTGAATTGTCAGCGAGGATTGCTCTCTGTTCTGTGGTTGCTTTGCCTACCAGATTCGCCATGAAAGCGTCTCTGTATTCTTTTGTTTCGATTCCGAACATTTCTTTCTCGTTCCTTTCTTCGATTTCTTCAATGATCTCGCCCTTGCCTTCAATGACTTCGGCGATCTTGTTCTTCCGCTCCTCGATCTCTTCGTTGATCGCGTTCCGGCGCTCTTCGATAGCGTCGAGCTCTTCCTGGATCAGATCCATCGCTTCGTTAGTCTCGGCCGCGTCGAGCTCCTCGACAAGCTGCTTCGAGCGCTCCTCGATCTGTTCGATGTCGAGAGCCATGATTTCATCTCTTGTCATTACTTGCCTCCTAAAATTTCGGCTTTAACTTTCAGTTTGCGCTTCCTGAGTTCCAGCTCTTCGGCCGCGAGTCTCTCCGCCCGGATCCGATCGATCTCTCCGTCGGTCAGCTTTCTGACGCTGATGCTTGTAGCGTCATTCGCCGGTAATGAAACTGCAGAAACGTCATAGAGTTTACGTACAGACTTGATCGTCCTCACGGTGAGCGCCTTGCCGTCCTCTTTCGTATCGAGGACTTCGTCGTCGTCTACCGTGAAGCCGAAGCTCATTTTGTTCGTATACCCTCCGCGGATCTCTTCGTACAGCTGGCGTCCCAGCTCGGTCCCTCCAAGATCTGCTTCTATCAACAGCCCTCTCTCGTCTGGTGTGACTTTGAGGGTATCGTTGCTGATTCTGGCGAATACTCGCCCCTCGTGGTCGTACTGCATGATCACATCGCTCATGTCAGTATTGTCGAATGCCCTGGCGTCGACCACTTCGTCCAGTCTCCAGCTGTCGCTCTCGTAAAGCGTGTAAGGCTCGTCGAACGTGCTGGCGTATCCTCTTACGATCATCTGCTCGTCCTGGGACGGCTCTTCATCGGTCCGGACTTCCATGATCATGTTCCGGTATTCTCTATCATTCTTCTGCGGCATTGTCGTTACCTCCTAACTCGTCTGTCGCTTTGTACTCGCCCCTGATAGGTGCGACCTGTCCTGCTCCATCCGGCAGCGGCGCGAAGTTGAACAGCTCGCGGATCTCGTCGATGAGGATCGCGCCCCTGTCTCCGAGTTCCTTCGCCATCTGTACCTTCGCCTGTGTGCTCATGTACTGCAGCCGGTTAGCGTTTGCTATGAGATAGGACCCTTGTGCCCTCTCTCGCTCTGAAAACAGCATCTTCGTCATCGCCTCGCTGATCTGGATCGCGAACGGTTCGATCGCTCCGTCGAAGAACGCTTCGAGCTCCTCGGCTTTAGCAGCGTTTGTGAGCACCGCTTCGTTAACTCCGAAGTAGTTGAACACGTTCTCCCGGATCTGTTCCATTTGAGCAGCGTCGACCGCGTACGGTTTGACATCGATCTGTTTGATATCTTTATAGGTGTTCGGGAATAGCAGAAACCCGCCCGACTTTGAATCAGTTGACAGGTTTGTCTCTGTGAACCTCTCCCTCTCTTTTGCCAGATCCGCAGCGCTGCTGAAGTTGTTCAGCGTCGCCATGAAGCGGAAGGTCGCAGCATTTTTAACGCCTTCCTCGATGCCCTGGTTCTGTATGTGGATCAGCTGCATCGTTTCTCGGAGCGGAAAGTTTGAATCCCCGAAGAAGTCGCTCTGGTACTGGTGTTTCGTCAGTACAGCGCATTTTTTGAACTCGACTGCCGCCACCTGTCCGCTCGCGAACTGATAGCGCAGCCATACCTCCCCTCGATGTTCGACAAGCTGGCACGATGTAGGAAGGACCGGAAAGACTCCGGTGATCACCATGCGCTCATCGAACACCGGCACAATGAAGGCCGTATTGTTGACGTCGAGGATCGTACTCGTCCTATATAGGAACTGCGACCACGTCTGCCATTGGTTTGGTCCTTGCCTCAGCTTTGACTGCAGCGACGGGTTTGCAGCTCCCTCCGTCTCGACTTTTAACTTGGAAATGTGTCTCGCCCTGGCGTCGATTGCTGCTCGGACGATCTCACTCTCATAGATTGCCCCGCCCCAGTTTGTGAAGACTGGGGAATAGGCCGTTAAGGTTTCAAAAAAGGAATGCGCGTTTCTTAAAGCATCCTCTGATTTCGTGGCCTCTTTTGGCCGGAAGATTTTGTCCAGTAAAGACATACTATTCGATCTCCTCGTTCTTTAGCTGTGTCCCGATCTCGCCGTACCACTTCTGCCGAACAGTCATGGCGTCCAGTAATGCAGCCATGCCGTCGATGTGCGCGGCCGGTTTGATCTTGACGAGCTTGCTCTTGCCCTTCTCGGTGCTGATCTTGAGCGCCGAGTTGAACATATGTATCTTCAAAAGGTCGTTGTCGCCGATGTGTATCTTTTTATCTTTAAGCAGCCCCTCCGTCTCCTGGATGACCGGATGCAGGTTGTATCCCTGGAAGACGTCATCCATGTGGAAGCCGTAAGCGTCCATATCCTGAACCAGATAAGCCGCCGAGTATTTGTCGTAACCAACTTTTAGCGGCAGGATCTCATACTGCTCGACCAGATCCTTGAACCAATTAAAAACGTCATGGTAGTCGACTATGTTGGATCCGGACGGCTGCAGGAGTCCGCGCTGGATGTAAATGTTATATGGAACTCCATCCGCTGCCATAGCGTCCTCGATCCGTTCCTCTGGTAAAAAGAACTTCGCCAGGACGTAAAGCTCGCCGTCCTTCTCGATCACGCAGGTCGCGGCCGTGAGGTCCGTCGTCCTGGATAAATCGAACCCGCCTACACAATAGCAGCCCCGGAACTGTTCCGGATCCAGAGAATCTCCGGTCGTCGCTTCGATGACTTCCGACGGGATCCACGCCATGGAGCTGTTCTGCTTCAGGTTGCAATACTTTGTAATGAACTCCGATTTCTTAGATAGAGACCCTTCCGCGACTGCGATCTCTTCGAGCATATAGTCGACAGAGACCGATACGCCGAGATTCGGGTTGCTCTTCCGGAGCTCATTGATGTCGTTCCATTTGCCGATATCATCTATCGTATACAGGAACGGGAGAAGCTTCGTCTCTTTGCTGTCTCCCAATAAAAAACGAGTTGCTCTTTTGAACAGCTCGTCGTAGATCGAGTCGTTTATATATCCGGAAGTCGTGCAGCTGAGCAGGATCCCTTCTGGTCTCGCGCCCATGCCGGACTTCATAACCTCGTACTGTTTCAGCCCTGCATCGCCTTCCCAGCTGGCCACCTCGTCACAGATACACAGACTCGGGTTGAATCCGTCCGATTTCTTCGCCGAGAACGCGATCTTCTTGACCGTGCTGTTCAGCCCTGGAACGAACAGATCCGACTGCCGATGTCTCGGAAGCATCGAATCGTCCTCGATTTTCTTGTTGTGTGCATCCCGCTCGGACAGCCTCTCTTTGAGTTCCTGGTATTCTGGATCCAGCGTGACCATCTGCCAGATATCGTTATAGACCAGGTCGGCCTGTTCCAGCTTCGGAGCGATACAGAACACCCTGGTCCCGTATTCCTGGCTCCTGAACTCGTACGCACTCGCGCTACTGGCAAGTTTCGTCTTTCCATTCTTTCGGCCGACGACCAGGAAGATCTCCCGGAACTGCCGGAGCCCGTTCTTGTCGACGAGACCGTAGATCGATGCGAAAAACGCCTTCTGCCAGAGTTCGAGTTCGATCTTCTTCGGAGCTTTTGGCCCTTCTGTGTGAAAACAGTGCTCCTCGATCCATTCTATCGCCTCGTTTGCCTTCTTGGCGTCATAGAAGAACCGCTTTTCCTCCAGCCCCTGGATGATATATTCGTACACAAGCTCGATCCACCGGCCTACGGTATACTTTCCGTTTTTGATGCCCTGATAGTACGTGTAAATATAATTATCTTTGGACATTTGCTACCCTTCTCCGGGCAACATGGGCCCTTGTCTCTCTCGCTTTGTGTAAATCTGTGC